CTCAATCTGGGCGACTTCTTCCACGCAGACAACAAGAGCAACACCACAACGAGCGGCACGCCTGTAGACGTAGATGGACGCTTCTCGCAGGTACTTGAGCTTGGCTTGCTGGCTATGGTTGACACTATTGACATCGCTCGCAAGAAGCACAAGAAGGTCATTGTTCACAACACCATTGGCAACCATGATACACACCTCGCGCCAATGCTTGCTATTGCGCTCAAGGCATGGTACAGGGAAGAGCCGCGTGTCGAGATTCGTGATACCGCCTCTATACACCATTACGAGCAATTCGGCAAGGTGTTAATTGGTGTCACTCACGGCCACACGATCAAAAAAGGTGCGGTTGGGCTAGATGCTGTCATGGCGACCGACCGGCCACAGATGTGGGGTCAGGCTACCAAACGATACTGGTACACCGGCCACATCCATTCAACCAACCGCGCAGAGCTCACCGGTTGCACATGGGAGAGCTTCCGTAACCTTCCGCCAAACGATGCTTGGCACCAAGGGCAAGGCTACAGATCAGGGCGTGATATGTGCGCGATCGTTCACCACAAAGATCACGGCGAGGTTGCGCGGGTTACTTGTGACATATCAATAGCGAGGAATGCAGGATGAAGCTATCAACAGTTTTCTTTTTGATTCAAATTGTATTTAGCCTATTAGTGTTTGTTGTAGGTCACTGGTGGCCATTGATTCCAGCAGGTTTCTTTGCTTTACTTATGATTATGCTACACAATTCTGAGGTCAAACGCTTGCGGAGTCTATCGCGCCAAGAGCGTCAGCTAATGGATCACATTGACCGATTCAAGGATGAGGCCGCAGACTTACGGATACGGAGTTTATTGCCATGAGTGCAATAGAAACTTTTATCGTTACGTTTGGAATATTATTTTTGGTATCGTTTTTCTTTATTACTTATCTTAAGCACCTGAAGATAAAGCGCGAGATTGCCGAGATTGAGGAGTTAACGACGGCCATTTACAAAGAAAACGCGAGGATCAGGCAGGAGATTGCTACAGCCGTAGCCTTGCTAGACGGGGACAACTTAAAAAGAGGCAAGGTATGAGCGCACTAGATAAGCAAGTAGGCGGTAGTCACTACAAACTATTCAAGATCCAGCCAACAGAGTTTATACACGCCAATGGCTTGGGCTTCATCGCTGGCAATGTCATCAAGTACGCTTGCAGGGCGGGGCTGAAGGATGACAAGCGCCAGGAGATTGAGAAGATCATCCATTATTGTGAGTTGTGGCTTGATCTGGACAAGGCTGATGCGCCAGCCGTGAAGCCAGCGAATATTGATGCAGAACTTGCCAAGCTTTCAAGGAACCTTCAGGGATCACCGTAAAGGTGTTGTCATTGTCGGCAAAGTGTGTATAGTTAACAACAGGCAATCAAGCCCAAGGAGAATAGTATGACCACAGATGAAAATTACATAGATGGGATGAAGGACGAACATGCGGAGCTCCTCAAAAAGCTGCGAAAGCTGGACACTATGATTTACGTCTATCCGCTATTTAACGAGCTCAAGCGTGCCGACCAAGCAAGACTGATTAAACAAGCTGGCTTTATGAAAGCTTACGCGGATGTGCTTGAGAGCCGCATCTGGGTTGCTTTAGCCAACTAACAACAGGGCAGTGATATGGACTACGTTTACGCAAGAAAAAGTAACGACCTGATTGAAATAGTTGGATTCCATTGCGATCTATGCATTGTTGAAATCAGAATACTCGACGCAGAGTTTGATGCTTTTGAGCTTGAAGGGATGGCCGAAGACGGTATGTACCGATTGGAAGTGGTCTTCCATCCGCCAGAATTCGAAGACGGCGGGCTGGTCGGCGGGTCGTTCTATGAATTTAAAATTTTGGATTTTGATCCAGAACAAACAACAGGGCAGTGATGCCATAGGAGAACAAGATATGTGGAAAAGCTTCAAGGAATTTATCAGCGTTAATTACCATCAGTGGTGGGCAATGGGCGTTCTGTGGTTAATTTCAGGTTGGATGATAGGCGACGACGGCATGCACTATTCGGGCTTCATCATGATGGTGATGTCATTGGCATGGGAAAGCATTGAGCAGAAAATAGACGGCCACAAGCCATAGCGAAGGGAGGGGGAGATTGTGAACAGATTTATATACCATTACTGCGCGATGCAGCAATTGCCCAACTCATCAACAAGCTACATGGACGGTATTGCGTTGATGGAAACAAGAATTCAAAGCATGGAATCTTACAGAGCCTTGAAGCTAGTAATAGGAGACGGATTGGCAAAAGGAATTACAATAACAAGCCTGTCTTTTTTGGATAGAGAAAAATAGAAATAACATGTCACGTACGCACAAAACAGGGGTAAATTGTGCAGACAAATTAATTACCACGAAACACAACATAACGCTTCCAAAGCATACGACTCGGTGATATAATCGGGAGATAACATTTAACTTGACATAACGCTTATGCTGTGCAGTAAAGAACTACCTCAATTGCTGGAAGATGAAGGGTTCAGGTCTAAGCCGTACCAAGACACGCTGGATGTCTGGACCATAGGCCACGGCCTGACCTTTCTGACCGAAGAAGAATCCCGCTACATCGTGGAGTTCTTCCGTTTACCGCATGTTGAGAAGGTGCTAATGCAGCAACAGCCGTGGCTTGAGACTGCACACCCAGAGGTCAGGAAGGTTCTGATCAATATGGCGTACCAGCTAGGTCACAAGGGACTGAGCGGATTCAAAGGCATGATCACAGCGCTGGTCTGCCTTGATTACCACAGAGCTGCCGATGAAATGATTGACTCGCGGTGGTATAGACAGACACCGAATCGAGCCAAGAGACTGGCTGACCGCATAAGGGCTATATCGTGAGCGGCGATAACGAGCCAGAGTGGGTCAAAGTTATGATGACGGCAGTTGAGACTGCACGCAAAGAATGCTCGGACGGACACAGAGAGAGTATGGTTGAATTGGGTATATTGGGCACCAGATATGGTTTCATAGCTGATGAGCTTACTCAGATCAAGACCATTCAACGCAATAGCGCAAAGGTGCAGCAGAAGCAGGGCGAGCGCATCAGTAGCTCTGAATCCAGCATTGACGACATGAAGGAAGCGGCGAAGCTTGTAGGCTTAGGCAATGTTTCTTTTTGGAATGGTCCAAACGGTGGCACCGCGCTGAAGATTGGCGGATCAATGATAGTGGGGTTGATGGTGCTGGCAGGCCTAAACATGGCAACTTTAAAGGATTTCTTATGAGCGAAAAAACACTACATAACTCCGATGTAAATGGCGCAAAAAAGAATGTCAAAGACTTAGTCATTTTTGGAAATGGCGATTTGTTTGTGCTGCTGGCAAAAGCTTCGTCGCAGTCTGAAGGATGGATGAAGTCAACCAAGGCAATGCAAGTGGATATGGTCGGTTGCGTCGTGCAGGTTACAACACAGCAGTGGGGCGTTGTAGCAGAAGCGCTAACCTTCGTTCCAGGCGTTAAGATCTCTGAATGCCCGCAGACGGGAACCAGAAAGCTGGTCGGATACTAGCCTATGAGCTTTGATCCCGTTACTGCTGGCATTAGCGTTCTTGACACGTTCATTGGCAAGTTCGTCAAGGATAAAGACCTAGCCGCTAAACTACTGGCTGATGCAAACTCACAGGAGATGAAAGGTGAGATTGATACGCGACTGGGACAGATTGGCATTAACCAGGTGGAGGCGGCTCATTCTAGCATATTCGTTAGCGGTTGGCGTCCTGCTGTTGGTTGGGTGTGTGTTGTGTCTCTGGGCTACCAGTTTGTATTGTCGCCGTTCATCCGCTTTATCGCAATTATCGCAATGGATACGCCGCCCACGTTTCCAGTACTGGACTCCAGTCAATTGATCCCCATACTGGTCGGCATGTTAGGCTTGACAGCGGCTCGAACCTATGAGAAAGTTCAGCAGGTAGCAAGGTCGTAAGTTTTTAATTAATCATAGGGAATAAAATGAGCAATTCAGAGCAAGAAATAGAAGAATTTATCGTAGCAAAGGGGTTGACAGCGCCGAGATTGACGCCAGAACTAATTGATGATGTAATTTTCTGTGCTAATTATCACGTATTTGGCAAGGTGCTGACTGTGTGCTGCCTTAAGCTGGTCAACGGGTTTACTGTAACGGGGGAAAGTGCGTGTGCCAGCCCTGAAAACTTTAATGCAGAATTGGGCGAGTCTATTGCTTTCAAAAACGCTAGAGACAAAATCTGGATGCTCGAAGGCTATTTGTTACGCCAACGATTGCACGAAAAAGGTTAGTCAAGAGTTAAAGGGTGTGCGATGACGCGTTGAATCGTTAGTCACATGCAGGGGCGACCCTGCCACACCCACCTATTTTGAGGAGGGGTGAGTAATGGATGAGTCAATATTAGAGACAGTTTACAGCACCGCTGAGGACTTGCATAAAGCAGGGCTTATTACGGATGAGGTGTTGGAGCGGTTTGGCGAACTAGGCCGAATGCAGCAAGAGGTTGAGGATATTCATGCTTCCGCCTTGGATCATATTCACGTTGATATGGTGCAGACTTATATGGCAGAGCAGCAGGCTGAGATCGAGCGGTTGACTCGGGAGGAGCACGCATACCGCATGGAAATTGGGGCGTTGAAGTGTGCGCTACAAGAGTTTGTCACTTCCTATGACTATTGGTTGAGCAGGAGAAGGGAGGACGGTAAGCCCTTGATTGATTTGGGCGAGAATGCCAGAGCACTATTACAAGGCGGCAAGTGCTGAGTGATAAAAAATAAAGCTTGCCAGCATCAGATTCATGTAGTAAAATCCGATTAATCAAGTAACATTGATGGGCGGAAGCGTTGAATGTGGTATCTAATCCAGACAAAGAAGCGCGATGAAATCAAAGCCCGCAACAATTTAGACAGCCAGGGATATGACACCTACTTGCCCCTCCTCAATGGCAATGTCATATTTCCTGGCTACCTATTCGTATCCATCCACCAAGAAGCCTTTGCGCCGATTAACTCCACTAGGGGTGTAGTCGGCTTAGTGCGTTTCGGTGATCAGCTTGCCATAGTGCCAGAGAAGCTTATTGAAGGCTTTCGGCAGACAGAGTGGCATCTGGCGCAAGACTATCCATCTGGCTCCGTGGTGCAGATCACCGACGGGCCATTCAAGTACATGAAAGCGATCGTGAAGGCTCGACAGGCTGACAGGATCGTATTACTGCTTAACCTAATGCACCAAGAACAGACCATCACCATTCCACTCAAATCGGTAGCGAGTAGCAATTGACAGCGGGAAGACCAACCAGCCTCACAGACGAAGTTCGAGCAGCAGCAGCAGAGTACATTATCAACTACTCAGAGCTAGGCGATGTCGTGCCCCAAGTGGCAGGAATGGCCAAGGCTTGCGGCGTTTGTGAGAAGACTATTGGTAACTGGGCGCACGCTGATAAGGAATTCTTACGGACGTTAGACGATTTGCGGTCAGAGCAGCACAGGATACTGGTTAACGGTGGCCTTAACAGCACGTTTAACGCGGCTATCAGTAAGCTCATGCTTCACAATCATGGGCACTCAGACAAGACTGATGTGACATCTGGCGGCGAGAAGATTAAAAACGATTGGCACGTACATCCAGTGACGACGAATGGCAAGGATTGATTTACGGATAACGGACAAGATAGCCTGGTTACTGTCTAAGCCGAAACGAATCAAGATAGCGGTAGGTGGTCGAGGCTCGGCCAAGTCAATAGGCATCACAGATATTGTGCTGATGTTCGCTGACAAGGGTATGAGAATCTGTTGTACTCGTGAGTTCCAGAACACCATTGATGACTCAGTACACGAAACATTGAAGCAGGAGATTGATCGGCTAGGCGTTGAAGGCTTTAGCTACACGAACAACGACATCAAGTCTAGCGGTGGCGGCGAGATATTCTACAAGGGTTTGGCCCGCAACATCTCAAGCCTGCAATCGTTGGGCGCTGTGGATGTTTTATGGGTAGAGGAGGCGCAGACAGTAAGCGCTAAGTCGCTCAGGGTATTGACACCGTCTATCCGCTCGTCTGCTGGCTCTGACTCAATGCCAGAGATCTGGATGAGCATGAACCGGTTCAGCCGTGGTGATGCCGTCGCTAAGAAGTATCTGGCTAGAGCAGAGGATTCGCTAGCTAGAACTGGTTACTACGAAGACGACATCTGTATGATCGTCGAGATGGGCTACCCCGATAACCCTTGGTTTCCCGCAGAGCTTGAGCTTGAGCGCCTAGACGACAAAGCAAACCTATCCAACGATGAGTATGATCACATCTGGGGCGGTCAGTACATGGAGACAGTGGCCAACGCGATCATCAAGAAGGAATGGTTTGACGCTGCTATTGACTCGCACATCAAGCTAGGGATTACGCCCAAGGGTGCGACGATTGCCACCCACGATCCAGCAGACGGCGGCGACTCATACGGGTACGCTTGCCGCACTGGTATACTCTACACCGACATTGACGAGCTAACCGCAGCCAATGGTAACGATGCTTGTGACATAGCGACCAGCAGGGCCATAGCGGCTAATGCTGATTTGTTCGTTTACGACGCTGACGGACTGGGCGCTTTGTTACGCAACCAGATCGCCGACAACTTCAAAGGCATCAAGTGTGACATCCGACCGTACAAGGGTAGTAACGCTGTCGATCAGCCTAAACAGACGTATGGCGGCATACACAGCACAGGCACCAAGGATCGGCCAAAGACTAACGCTGACACATTCAAGAACAAGCGCGCACAGTATGGCATCAAGCTGGCCGAGCGCTTTTACAACACGTTCCGCGCAGTCAATGGCGAGTACGTGGACCCAGACACTATAATCAGCCTCTCTTCGGATATCAAGCTAATCGACAAGATTCGCACCGAGGTTTGCCGCATTCCAACAGTGCCCAACGGCGCAGGGAAGATCCAAT